CCTTTACCAGTTATATCTGTCCAAAAAGGTGATATAATAGGTTTCGATTGACCATATCCAGCATCATTTGTTCCAGCGGGTATTCTACTTTTACAGATTTTTGCAAAGTCATATAAAATGTCGTAGGACTCTTCTTTAGTTTTTCCACTAATTGCAAAATCACTACCTTTAGCAGTTCTAATGAAAGCTTGGACATAATTGTCTTTCTTCATTTCTGCTATGAATTTTTCTCTAGAGAGACGTGCGTGAGAGGTACAAGCAACAATCACACCTTCAAAGTGTGTTGAAGCATTAGTACTAGCCTCGGTTATAAGCTGTTTTCGTAATGTTAAGATTTTATCTATTGAATTCATAATACTATTTATCTATTCTGCAACCCTTGAGAAGTTTTTATGTTTCTCAAATCGGATAACATTGTTAAATTTATCGTAAAGTGCTTCACCCTTGTGACTAATTATAAAACAGTTAGTTTTTTCTGTCAAGGTGTTTAGTAACTTTAAGAAGTCATCTGTGCCGTTTGTGTCTAAAGACGAGTCGAACACTTCATCTAAAATCAATAGGTTAGTGTTCACACTATTCTTCATTCTTGCAATAGTTCTCCAAGTAAACAGAAGGGCAAGGTCAATCCTCATCTTCTCTCCTTGGGAGAAATTGTCGTACTTGAATACATCTCGGAATCTAGACTTAATAGTCTCTTCAAAAGATTCGTCTAATTCAAACCCAACAAAGAACTCTAGGGATGCAAGGTATTTATTAATCATGTTGTTCATCACTGGAACGTACTGTTTGATTATCTTCTGTTTAACACCTTGATCTCTGAGCAATGTTTGTGCAATGTCGTAGTAGTGTCCCTGTGATACAAGGGACTCTTTTTTAGAGTGTAGTATATCCAACTTCTCTTCGTTGTCGTCAATCATATCCTGTGCATTGTTATTAACCGAAGCTTCTGTCTTTAGGTCTTCAATCTCTTTCTGAAGTTTGCCGATGTACTTTTGGTTTGAAACAATTTCTGATTGGAGAACTGAGATTTGTCGTTGAAGGGAATCTACTCCTTCTTGGACTCTTCTAATCTCCTCCATTCTATTGGTGGAATCTTCGATGGTTCTGGCGATTTGCTCAAGTGCAAGTGCCAACTCTTCCTTCTTTGCCTGTTTCTCTGCAACGTGAGTTTCTTTGTGTTTCTCATCTAAATCCTGCTTACAGGTTGGACAATTATCATTTGACTCATAAAATTCAATCTCCTTAATAATGCGTTGTCGTTTAGTTTCCAGTGTTTTGGAAATATCCATTGCTTGTTTAAGTCGGTCACCTTGTGGGTCTCTATCAGAGATAGAACTGGTCTTCTCTCCGATAACGGTAGTCTTCTCGTCTACCTTTCCTAAAAGGTCTTCAATATTCGTGTTGGTTTCGTTGATAGTTGTTTCAAACTTACCAATCTTATGATCTCGGTTCTCACGTAATGCTTCTAGTTGTGAGGACAATCCTTGAATTCTTTCTTCCATGATATTTATCTCATGGACGTTCTCTCGAATCTCTACAGTGTGGTTAGATACTCTTTTTCTCAGTATATCACTCATCGTACTAAAGATACTAATATCGAGTAGGTCTTCTACAAGGTTTCGTCTGTCCTTGGCTTTCAACTGCATAAAGGGGACGAAGTTTGCACTGCCTAGAATTGCAACTTGTGTAAATGAACGATACGACATCTTGAGAATGTTCTTCTCTAAGTGTTCTTGATAGTCCCTTACCGTGGCGTCTTGGTTAACGAACACATCATCTACGTGTATCTCAAATTTGTTTGGTTTTGCACCACGGATAACTTTGTATTCACGTCTACCGATAGTAAACTCTACTTCTACTAATAGTCCTTTCTCGTTTACACTATTAATAAGGAGTTCTTTCTTGAGGTTTCTGAACCCACGTCCATACAAACCAAAGCACATTGCGTCTAGTAGTGTAGATTTCCCTGCACCGTTCTCACCTAGAACCAGTGTAGTTTGATGAGAATCCAGTTGTATTTCGGTAAAGTTATTACCCGATGAAAGTAAGTTCTTCCACCGTACTTTTTTAAATATAATCATAAGTAGTTGTGCTGATCTAAAGCTTCATTATACAATGAAGTCATCAATTCGTTAAGGGGTTTTTTCTTCCCTTGTATCTCTAGTCCGTCAACATATTTTCCTAGTATAGTAAGAGTGTCTTCAATGTCTTCCATATCATCGTCACCAAAGAAGTCCATGTGTTTGTTGTCATCAACTACTTGTAAGTGTAACGGATTTTGTGCGTGTACTTTATCAAGGAATGTGTCGAACCAATATGGATTGTCCTTATTAATAACGATAAGCTTTACAAACTTTCCTGCAACATTTGAGAAATCCATATCATTAATGTCTTCGAATTTTTCGAACTTAGTGTCGTCATAGAAGACTTTCTCGAACATCGTGATCGGATTATGAACAGGTAGTATCTCCAAAGTCTCCGTATCAAAGATGTGGAAGTACTTGTTGTCATTATAGTCTGACCAAGTGAATTGCATTTGAGAACCTAGGTATCTAACATTGCCCACTTCAGATTTATGGTGGAAGTGTCCACTCAACACTTGTTCAAATCTTTTTAGGTATGTGTGATCTAGTCCATGTGGACAATTAAATCCAGGCTGCATCAATGCACCTTCGATCTCAAAGTGTCCGAAACAATGTGTACTGGGTGCGTTCAATAAGAACTCAACTGAGTCTGCATAGTTCTCGGGATTAATCCACGGTACTAGTGCAAGTTTAAATCCATCGTACTCTTTAATTTGAGGTTCTTGTATCACATTGATGTTACTCTCATTGAACAGTAGCAGTTCGGGGGAGTTTACATCGTTGGTGTTCTTATAATAGGTGTCATGATTACCCAAGATCAAATCCATGTGAATTCCTCTCTTGACCAAAGGGTCAATAAAGTGCTTCCTATTCTCTGCAAGACTGGAGAAGTTGATATACTTCCGTCTGTCAAAGTAATCTCCCAAGTGGATAACTTGTTTGATATCATGTTCATCTAGATATGGGAAGAAAACTTCCTCGTAGAAACGACCTTGATACTTTGCCATTTCTATCATATCCGACCTAACACCTGCGTGGGTGTCATTTAATATAGCGATCTTAATAATTTAGTCCTCTATTGGATTTGGTTCTTCTTCAGAGAAGTTTGTTTCCAAATTGTTCTTTTTGCTTGCTGCTCTTTTTGATTTTCGGGGTGCATACTCTACGTGATTCATGTGTTCCTGTAACCATTCGACATTTGTATTCGTGAGCATGGGGTCATGTTGACCATCTATAGTAGAAAACGAATCCATAGTGATACTTGATTCCATGGTTGATTTCTGTTTAATGTAGACTTGTTTCTTTTCCTTTTGTATTCTTCGTAGGAAAGCATAGTAACAAATCTGAGTAACATATGCGAATGCATTGTTAGACTTTTCTGTATTGAAATTCCCGATGTATTGTATGCAGTTTTCGATTGCATCACAAATCATCTCGTCTCTATATGTGTAGTTTATAAAGTTAGGTCTAGTCGATAGTCGAGTAGAAATCTTATAAATACACTCACCGATATACTCTGACATACGAGGCTTCTCGGTTTCGTTTTCTTTTGAAGCTTTAAGGAGTACAACATATTCTGCAACAGCAATTGTGAAATCTTTGTTGGATACGTAATGGACTGCTTTCTTTGGGTCTTTCTTGATTGCTTTTTTAGTAGTCATACCTCTATTATACGGATAAATCGGGTATTGACAAGGGGGTTTTTAGTGATTAGTGAATTTAATTAATTTGAAGTATTTTGAGAAACCCACTTGACTCCTCAGAAATCTGTGTTAAAATTAATATGTCCCAAGGGGAATATACTAATAAGGGATACAGGACGTGTCACCTTATTCTTCTTCATACATTTATTTAGGGTTGCAAAATTAGTGCAAAGAATTACCTCTGCACTGGGTTTTGGGTGTTGTTTTAATATCCCTTGATTGTTGTGATCATCACAAGAAATGGGAGGGCAAACGGAAGAGTCAACAGCACTAGAAATTCGATAGTGTCACAAATCTTACAGACGAATCTGTTATCTGAAACTTCTCTAGCTTTTCGTACCATGCTCTTCGCAATCATAATTGCTGTGGACATGGTTTTCCTTTAGTTATATAAGTTATTTGTATATTTAATTATACACGGATATTTAGACAAACAAAAAGTGCATCATTTGATCAATGCAATAATGCTTTATCCATAGGTGGAGTAAGGTCATCCATCAATTCTTCATCTTCAAAAGCATCCAACTCTTCGTCTGTCATATTCTCTAACATGGCACCAACTGTTCGTGATACCATCTCCTTAGTAGGCATCTTGTTAGTTAATGGAATTGTTTCAGACTCTACCATGGTTAACCATCTAGAGGATGCTTCATCGTAAAACGGTATGAACTGTTCATTCAAGTTGCTTCTATGCATCACATCATCTCTTGCAATGGTGATAATAGAATCTTTACTTAAAGGTGCGTATGGTATGAACGTAGCAAGAGTTTCCATAGCTCCCATCTTAGTCAATTGACATATCATTGGGAGTGTGATTTCAATCCACTCATCCATGTCCTTTATCATTCCACAGATTTCAGAACCAGTCCTAAGTTTTACAACTTCATATTTCATTCTCGGCCTCCTCATTGTGGTATGACATAATTTCATCACTCACCTTTGTTTCCCATACCCATGGAAAGAACCCATGAACAATAAGAATGAATGCCATTCTCCATGCATGAGCAAGATGTTTGAAGTACCCCATATGTATATCGTTTAAATGTTTCATTTTAAATTGAACTGTTTAATCTCATATGAAAATCCTTCTTCGTTGTATATATTTATACGTTCTTTAAGGTGCTTCAGGGTATAATTGTTACATTGTAGATCATCTGCAATATCAAACAATCTCATGGTGGTCTTGTCTTCAGTCTTACGAAGACCCCTACCAATTGATTGTAAGTTCCTAATTCGTGATTTAGATGGGGATGCAAAGACTACATTATCTATCTTCTTAATGTTTACACCTGTAGAGAAGGTTCCATATGATGCAAGTATAACATTATCGTTTGCTTTCTCAACAAGGACTCTCACCTCTTCTCGGTCTTTCACATCTGTTCCACCGTACACATAGTGTAACTGATCATCCAATCGTTTCATCATTTTGTTGTGTAGGACAGCACCGTGTTTCTCTACGTACTGGAATAACACCAAGGTGTTTCCTTTAAGACTGTACACGAGGTTGCATATAAAGTCATTTCTACCTTCGTGAGATACGAGATAATCCATCTCATCCACATAGGTAGTTTTCTTCTGTTTAGTATGACGTAGTATGACACAATCTATAGAAAGATTTGCAATCGTTCCCTCATCCATCAATTCTTTTGTAGTTATGACTTTCTTCACTGGGCCAAACAAACCTTCCAGTTGTAGTCTGTGGACTTCACTTCCGTCCAGTGTACCTGTCGTACCAATTCGTATTGCAGTGTCCTTCATCTTCTCTAGGATACCCTTCAGTACATCTGCTTTAAATAAATGTGCCTCGTCTCCTACAACCATTCCAAATGATTGAAGTACTTCTTTGGGGGCTTTTGCAAATGACTGCCATGTTGTAATGGTAATGTCTGCATCGAAGACTGGTTGTTTAGAATAGATTTTACAGATCGGGTCTTTGTAACCGTACTCCTGAAAATCTTTTGTCATCTGTTCTACAAGTGATGTAGTAGGAACAATGATGACAGTTTTAGTATTAAACCATCGTACCAACATATAAATGATAAGTGACTTTCCACTTGCTGTTGGAGATAATAGTAATTGCCGTCCATATCCGATTGCACTTTTGAATGCCTCTAATTGGTAGTCTCTAGGAACCATTGGAATGTCCCACGACTTTAGTTGTTGTTTGAACTCCTTTTCTACTTCAGGCAAGTTTCTAATCTTCTCACCTATTACATCATGCACCCCCCGAAAGTCGTATCCTCGTTCTCTACAGAACTCATCAACATATGGGAGTAGACCGATATAAATTTTTCTTGTCTTGATTGAAAATAGTCTTACTTTACCATCCCAAAACCCTGAACGGAATGATGGCATGAATTTGTGATTAGGAACCATGTATGAAAAGAAATCGAACAGGTCTTTTGCCAGTCCGTCATCGGGACAATTAACTTGCATGAAGACTTCATCAAGCTTGGTTACTGTGACGATGGGTTTAGACATAGGGTTTTCCAACATACCAAACTACCAAGGATTTTCTACAGCCTGATAGTACAGGTGTTACTTGGTGATATAAGAATGATGGAAATACAATGACACTTCCTATCTCTCTGGCAGAGAATGGGACTGTTTGAATACTGTTTTCAATATTGATTGTGTTGTCTGTTTGCTTTAGACGATCAAATTGTCTATGAGGTTCTAACCACTGAAAGTGTCCACCCTCATAATCATCTGGCTCTGATAACTGAATAGTCATTGATAACTTTCTGTGCATTCCATTATCGTAGTGTATCGGCCCGGCATCTGTATGCCATGTATAGAAGTCACCACCTTTTTTTTCTTTGGGTGCATTGTAAATAGTGTACTGAGGATTTTCTTGATACTCAATGGTGTGATTCCATCGTGAATCCATGTTTGCCTGATTAAGTGCAGCTGCCATCTTCTCATTGAGGTGTGCCGGCATATGATTTTCTTCATTGATGAACCACTTGTTACCACCCTGTCTAATAGAATGGTCTGTCTTACCCTCTGAAGACGACTCTTCAGAGTCTTGGGTACGATTGGTCTGTCCAATCATTGAATTTTTCAACGGCAACTTTTCAGATGCAACATGGATTTGAGCAACCTCTTCCTTTGTGAAGAATGAAGGTGCAGTCCAAATATAATTTTCTAATATCATAATTAACTCCCAGCCATGAACTTTCTCCAATCGATTGTGTTCTTAATCGTTTGGTGTCTCCAAGTAATGTTTTGCATACATTCTTTAAGAAAATCTATAGTTATTTTCAATAGTTCTTGTCGTGCTTTTAGTTGTGCTAGATCGGGGTCTGCATTATAGAAGTAGTGCATATCTGCTTTCATAACAGACACACCATCTAATGGGTCGTGTGGCCAACCTAGTTCATTAATCCTATCTGAGTCCATCTTACCGTTGTACCACAACCACTTATCTTTCAACAATAGGTTATACTTATATTCGTAAGTTTTTGCAAGGATTAGTTTACTGGTAAGTAAATCTTGGTATTTTGCGTGGAGTTTAGGGACTTCTAGAGATGCAGTATCTAATTCGATATCGTCTATCTCACAATCTTTCGTCCACTCAATTTTCAATTCATCTAAGTTCATACTATAATTATATCACGAAAAGGGGTTTTTAACTAGTGGATTCTATGTCGTAGTATGTGAATCTAAAGGTTACAGTACATGTGACTGCCTCCCCTGACTCACCTGACTTGAGTTCCATGCCACTAAGTGCAGTTGGGAAACAGTCATAGAACCTGAAGTATTTGTTGGGTATATTTTTGTTAGTGTTTGTTACTAGTGTAATCTGACTGTACTGGTTAAGGTCATTGTCTATTGAGGCAAGGACACCTCTAGTTGATTTAGAATCAGTCCACTTACTAAAGTCACCTGAGTCGTGTATAGGAACAATTGCACCAATCCAATCATAGACTTCTTTGAAGTTCTCTAAGTCTTCATCGACTAGGAATGTCACTTCAAGGTTATCGAAGGTTACTTTGTCGCCTGGGAAAAATGCATCAAGACCAACACCAGCACCAAACTCCACTTCTGTAAAGGACAGGCCAGGAATGTTTACCGACTGTACAAAGTACTCGACTGTTGGAAGCTTATCAATAATAAGTTTAAAATTATTCTTATTGAGAGTTGATTTGTTAATGCTAGCCATGTATTCTTGTTATCCTTTTAGTAGAAGAGGTATCGAAGTAATCATTATCTCTATACTCTCTCGTTACTGTGTTCTCACATAGATATCCATCTTGGATATATGTCGTTACGGTCTTCCTAGAGATAACATCCGTTGTTTCCTCACCTTGTGGAAACGTTTCTGCTTCCCATGGCCCCTCTAGAACCTTCACTGTTTTTTTGTATTCACTCATAATATTCTCCGTATACCTATATTTAGGTAAATAAAATGGGGGTTTCCCCCCAAATCGTTACTTTTCAGTAACAAACTCATTTAGTTGTCTTGCAACTAGAATGATTTCATCTCCCATAATCTCTCTCAATGGTAAGGGTTTCTTCTCATTGGGATTGTTATCATTGTGTAGATAAACAGCATCGACTTCTCTCTGATAATTATCAGTAAGAATTCCTTGTGCTTGGGATAGTAGATCGGCTCGGATTTCGAACCCTGATTTTGTGGACATAATAGTCTCCTGTGTGTATGTAAGATTATTCTTACACTAGTATTTAGACAAACAAAAAAGACTTGACAATGACCCTCATTTTTTGGTATACTATGTATATAATGAGGAAATCAGGTATGAAAAAAATAAAAAAACTTGGACTATTGGATAAGGACTTTCTACAAGGATTGTCATTGTTTCTATTTGCACTTATAACTAGTGGTGTTTCATGAAAAAACAAACTATAATTTTTGATGTTGATGGTACTATTGCTGATGTAGAGCATAGGAGACATCACGTTACCCAACAACCTACCGACTGGAAATCATTCAAAGAACAGACTAGATTTGACACTCCTGTACAATGGGTGTGTGACCTTGCAAAGAAACACATTGAAGACGGACATGATGTTGCATTCTTCTCTGCAAGAAACGAGTCACAAAGAAGTCTTACTGAAGCTCAGATTGATGAGTGGATTGGTAAGGGTCATCAAGGAGTGTTCCTTAGACCCGAAGGTGACTTCAGACCCGATGAAGTGTTCAAGTCCGACCTTGCAGATAAATTCGAAGAGTTTGGTGGTAAGATTGACCTTGTATACGATGACAGAAACAAAGTTGTTGCAATGTGGAAGGCAAGAGGTATCACTGTTGTTCAAGTTGCAGAGGGTGACTTCTGATACTGCAACGTGCCACTGCAAAGCCAAAAAAAAAGGACTCGAAAGAGTCCTTTTTAGTATTACCGAAGTAATGAGGTTAAGAATAACCTTACAGAATGTTTGACACTGCAAATTTTCTGTAATACTGGTTAGTTCCAGCAGTAGCAAGTCCGTCAGCAGGTGTAGGGCCTACGAATGGGTTTGTTACCATACCATATCTAGTTTTGAAACCGATTTTTGGTTGGAACGTGTTCTCGCCTACTGCACGAACCATTTGTAATGGTACGTATGGGCAATAGAAAAGACCAGCATCATAAGGGTTTGAACCTCTGTAACCAACTGTCAAGTAATCAACACCAGCATATGGGTCGATATAAACTTTAACACGTCCGTTTAGAAGACCAGCAAAAGTATTACCAGTATCGTCAACGTTAAGGTTAGTAGAAAGAGCAGGAGCGTAATCTAATACACCAGCCATTGAAAGTGCAGAAGCAACATCAGATGAACAGATAATAAAGTTACCTTTTCCTCTTCTTGTTTCTTTAGCAATTTTGTTAGACTCTCTTTCGATTTGGAACAATAGACCTTTAAATTTCTCAACAGACCATCTTCCGTTTGCATCTACGTCAAGGTTGAAAGTACCTGCACTAGCTGTATCGGCTGCACCGAGTTTGGCTTGTGAGTTTACTGTTCTAACAACTTCTCTGTTGATTTCCGCAAGAATTTCTGATGAAAGAATATTTGCAAGTTCTGATTCCGCATCAAGACCGTGGATTGCTTTAAGGTCTTGTGCTAATTCTAGTGTGTATTCTGCTTTCAATGCTCTTGACTTTGCAGTAACAGTAGCTTTCTCGATAGAGAATGCCATTGAAGCAAAACCGTTTGCAGTTGCATCACCTAATGCTTCAGCCTGAGCTGTAGTCATACCAGTACCAGTCGTATCTTCATACGAAGGACTTGAAGTATCAAAAGGGTCTGAGATTTGAACATTAACACCAGCTTTACCACTTTCAGGTGATGCAGTTGATGAGAATTCAGTATCAACTTCGTTGACACCCATAGCTTCTGTTTTAGATAATATAGCAGATTGAGTCATGTAGTCATTATATCTTGCTTTCATAGCAAAGATAAGACCAGTAGGCCCAGTCATTGGTTGAACACCGCAAATGTCGTAAGCAACGAGATTTGGCATAGCTCTACGAACTAATGAGATCAAAATCGGATCCCAGTTAGAAATCGCACTACCAGTAGCATTTAAAGGTGCTGCCTCACCAAGGTTAACTCTATCTTCATTAAGAGCCTTTTCTTGGTTTTCAAGAATAACAGCAGTTACAGCACGTTTGTAGTTATCTTCGATCTTTGGAAGATCGGAGTGTTCTAGAATCGGTGACCACTTTTCTTGTAAGTTTTCTGATAAAAACATTTTATTTTCCTTTAAAAAAAATAACCTAAGACCTATAGAGGTCTGTGGTTACTAATTGCTTGTGAATATCTAGCAAGTATTGGGTCAAGAACTTTCTCGGTCTTTTCAACTTCGAATTCATTTGCCCCTTCAACTACTAGAGTTTCTTCAACTATCTTTTGACCACCTTCAGCAGGGAAGTACGCATTCTTAACTTCAGAAATCTTCTCAGCGAAGTCCTCTTCAGTTTTGTACTCAACACCTTCTGCAAGTGAAGATAATTTCTCTTTTTGTGAATCAGTTAAGTCCGAAGACGCAGCTGATATCACGTTCACTCTCTTGAGTGTTTCTAATTCTTCAGTGATGTCCATATTGTTCTGAACTTCACCATCCAATTTAGATTCCATCTCATCGAGACGATTTGCGAGTTCATCAATAACATTGTACTTGTCTTCAGGAACGTCAACATAATGTTCTACGAACAATGTCTTCAGTCCTTCAATGAAGTTTTCTGTCATTTCTGATCTCAAACCACGTTCTATTGCGAGTTCGTTTTCTTTCGTCCACTCTTCTGCACAATATGTTAAGTACTTATCAACTGCTTCCGCAAGGTCGCCTTTGACAGTCTCAACTGTGGTTTTTAATTCTTCTGAGTATTGAGCTCTAAGAGTCTCAGATACTTCCTGCACCTTACTAGAAACTGCAGCTTTGAATATTGTTTTTGCTTTCTCAGCATTTTCTTCAGAAAGTTCTAATGCTTCTGAAATTGCAGATAGGTCGTCATCTATTTCAATTTCTACCAAAGATGATTCAAGTTCAAGAGAAGTTTCCACTTCTTCTTTTACTTCTTCTTCGTCTTCGTCTGCTTCTTCTTCTTTCTTATTAAAACCTTCAAGAACTTTAGCAACTGCTTCTTCGTCCATAGACTTCAAAGACTCTACTACTTTTCTTGCTGTTTCAGCCTTTGTCAAACTTTCGTCAACTTCCTCTTCTGATACTGTTCCCAGTACAGACGAGATTTCTTCCTTAGTCATTTCCTTCATGTTGTTGACGATAGCTTTGATCGATTCCATCTTAGTAGATTTCTGAACGTCTTTACTAGACTCTTTCTCATCTTCTTTGATTGAATCTGCTTTGTCAGCTTTACCAGCATTCTTCTGTTGTGGGTCGTTCGATACGACTTTCACTCCAGCTTCTGCCTTCTTTTGCGCTGCAACAGCTTTGTCAACAGGATTTTCTTCGGGTTTGACGACATCAACTTTACCTTGACCGATAGTCGCAGCATCTGATGAACCTTGTTTGACTATTTTTGAATCCCCTTTCTCGGCTTTAGAATCAGGTTGACCTGCTTCTTGTATGCCTTCTAGGTTGTTTTCTAAATCTGCCATTTTTTACTCCTGTTATTAATTCTTAATGAACTACTTAATTTATTTATATGTTAGAGGTTCTCAACGAACCTTTTCCATAGATTTAACTTAGTTTCTTCCAAGTTATTTAGTCGTGCAGACTTGAGGGTTTTTTGAAAGTCTTCTGCCTGCACGGCAGTTAACACTCCATTTTTACCCATAATCCACTCAACACCTTCCATGATTCCTTCGACAAATGCCTCAGGGGCAGATGGGTCTGCCACGATATCGCCTGCAGTTGCAAGTTGGAAATCGTTTTTTACGTATTGTGCATTACCTTTTTGCTCTAGTGAACCTAGACCTCTAGATGATACACCCAATTTAGCACCATCATTAATGAGAGCTTTTACAATCTCACCGTTTGGAGTACTTAAAATCTTTGCTTTACCAACATAGTTTGACCCTTCTAGAGTCAATGATTGGATAAGATGTGATACTTTGTCGAGATTGATGGTTGGCCCTTCAGGGTGTCCCAACTCACCGAAAGCACGTTGCTTCTCAACGAACTCTTTGACGTAACGACCTACTTCTTTCTCCATAATTTCTTTTGGATAGACTCTACCGTTACGGTTTTTGATGTCTGCTTGCATAAAGACACCTTCAATGAAGTAATCCTTCTTACCGTTTGTTGATTCGGTAATGATCGGTGCAATATTCTCGTTAAACTCTGCTATTAATTTCATTAATGATTTCCTCTATTGTGACACCTTCTTCAGCCATTTGTTGCATGACCTGTTTGATGTCCTTAAATTCTTTTTCTGCAGCAGCCAAATCCTTATATGGCGAACCACCTGTAAAGTCCGAACCGTTCACGAATACGGACACTCTGCCTTTTGCAGTAGTGTAAGTGATAGTCGTTGGTTTACCACCAACTTTAACAATATCAGTCTTGAGTTCTTTATGACCACTAGGTAGTTTCACCTTAGCCTCATTAAGTTCTCTAGAAATCCGCACGAAACTCTTCATTACATTCCTTGTGGTTCTGTTGTAGTTGACATCCAGTCAACCTGTAAACCGACACGTTTCATGTCTACTGTCTCGGCTGCTTTCTCTTTAATGCCTTGATCAATTTGATCTTTTGCATCACTAAGATTTCCTGCTTCGATACTATTTACAATTTCTTTTGCTATTTCACTACTCATCATTTACTCCTAATACTGTGAGAATCCACCATCATCTTCGTCTCCACCAACTCCTGCCTCTTTCTCGGTAGAAATTTGTTTATCAATGGTCTCAATCTCTTCTTCTGTTTGTCGTAGTATATATTTTCTAACATATTCTTGTGAGAAATATTTACCAACATATTCTGATACATTTTGAAGTGCATCTAATCTTTCCTTAAAAATTTCCTGTTCCTTCAACTCAGTGAAGTGGTTATCTGCAGTAAAATCATACTGGATAAAATCTTTAATCTTGTCAAACTCTTCAGCATTTGCAATTTCTTTTAAGATAATCTGAGTTCTCAAGATATCTGTAAATACTCTAGCAAACTTCTTCTGAAGTCTGTTTGTGAACTTGTTGAACTTCAACTCGTCCCTATTAATCTCTGAAGACCTGCCCATGTTGAAACCATTATCTGATTCCATCCTAGACGATGGTACATTAAGAGACTGGTATAACTTCTTCTTGAAGTACTCTACATCATCTATCTCTGCAAGGTTTTGTCCGCCTGGCAATGTAGATATCTCTGTTCCTCTACCACCTTCTCTTCTTGGTAACCAAAAATCTTCCAACATACTCATATGTTTTCTATCATCTTTGATTTCACCTGTATCTGCATTGTAAATAAGTTTATTTCTGTACTTATTCATTGTCTCTGAAAGATACTGTTCGGCCTTTGCCTTAGGTAAATTACCAACATCAATATAAAAAATTCTTCTTTCGGGAGCTCTAGACAATCTATAGATTACTAGTGCATCTTCCATCATCGATAACTGATTTGCAGTCTTCAATGCCTTGTGCATATATCCGATTACTGCATTTTTGTTATAATCTAACAATCCCGAAGTAGTATAACATACTGCCTCAGGGGCAATTCTAAGAGTTGAACCTTCTACGGCACTAGTCTTATCAAAACCTTTATCATTGAAGACATAAAATTCTTCAATTTTTTTAATTCTTGTTACGCCGTCCTTACCTTTCTCTTCTTCAACATTTCTGACCTTCTTAATCTTCAAGGGGTCAACGTTCCTAATATCAACAATACCAAGTTTAGGACGTTTACTGTCAACGACCTTATGGAAGTAAATTCTTCCATCAACGTACCATTTTCTGAATAATTCATGAGAGTTCTGATTGAACTTCATTAGTGATAGAATGTTAGTAAACTCGTCTTGTATCTTCTTTCTGATACTATCAGAGAGTTTAACATCTCTGAGGTCGAGTGTGACTATCCTATCAGAACTATCCGATGTGATACACTCATTGATAATGTCTTCGATCGCCGAGTCACATTCAGGGACTAGCGATGTCTCTCGGTATTTTCGAATGAGTTCAATCTCACTCTTGATACCACCTTCCATATCGACATAGGAGCCATAGGCTCCACCCGATATAAACCCACCTGCTTGTTGTGAGATGACTGGTGTACCGTCATCATCAACTGGTGGAACAAACGACTGTCCTTTGTTGATAGTCGTTGCACGTAGCTCGTCTTTTTTACGAGCGATTTCAAATCCGAATATTTCCATACTATTATTTATAACACCTATAAAGTGCTAATTTCACTGTTATTCTACTTAGACTGTTCTTTCCCAGTGAGAAAAAGCAAATGTCACATCAAAATCTTCTAATGCATCACCACTGTCGTAAGACAGTTCGATAGCACCAATTTCGGATGGGAACATATTAAAAAACTCATATCTCGCTAGAACAGAATCATCTTTACCTAATTGTTCAATATAGGCACGACTTAAGAGGTAATCGGTTGTTGTTGAACCGTCTGAAGTACCAAATCCTTGTATCTCTTCCTGCCATGCTTCTAGAGCAGTTCTTGCAGAAAATTCTACGTCATTGATGATCTTCACTGTCCAGTCAGCAAAGGTTCTATCCCCAGCAAGTTTAAGAGTTTGACCTCTAAACTTAACTGGAGTTATTTCTATTGTTGCAGCTGGTATTTGAGCACCACTTGCTAAAAATTCAATCTTGTTTCCTGCACGAGGTAGGAAAACTCTGAATCTGTTTGCACGTGGGCCACCACCTACTAGTTGTGCTTTAAATTGGTCTATTGTTGCCATGTTTTATACTCCTTAAACTGCACTATAAATTTCAGAAAACTCGACACCACTTCTGGCAGCGACAAAGTTCAATGTAATGAAGTTAATAGATCGAGCAGGTTTGACAAAAATTGAACATACGAACTCGTTTCTATCGATAACGGAGTCTGTGTTGTTAGTGTCGTCACATATTACTGAATAATCTACTAAACCTCTTCTGTTTTTAACATCTCTTAGGAAAGGTTCAATTGCACTTCTAAACTGAGCTCTTGTGAAGGCATCGTTAAATTCGAACAATTGTGCTTTAGCAGCGACTGCTATTGCTTTCTCTAAGACTATGAACAATCTCCTCACATTAATTCTATCAAATGCTGATGGAGAACTTAATGCAGTTTTGTCACCGTACAACAATGTACCTTGGCCTGGGAAGGTAACCACTGGGTTAACTCTGGCTCTGTATAGGTCATCTCTAGATGCTTGTTTCGGATTGAAAGCAAGTTTAGTGATACCTAAGTATTGTCCTCTTGAGAATCCAGCAGGTGAAACCCATGAATCTCTAGTAAGGTCTGATCTTGCCATGATACCAGCAGTGTGTCCGTTTGCAGGAACCCATCTGTATGTATCGTGGAATCTATCGTACTGGTATACCCAACCACTGTCAATTACTGCATAAGAACTTGACGTTGCTGTATCGGCAGTTAATTTA